CTATGGCAGGTGTATCTAGTGCTATAGCATTAGGTATGATGGCAGATTGGGCAAAAAATCCTAGATACTATGAAAACAAAGATTTAGGAGAAAAGATTGTAAGAGGTGTAGAATTGTCTGGTACAACAGCATTATTAGGTGATGCTAACTTTATGTTAGAAACTACAAGTGGTGGATTTTTTGGAGAATCAATAGGTGCAAGACCATTGTTAGGATTAGATCAACGCTTTGGAGATGCTGATGGAGATGATGCAGTTAAAGAAATAATAGGTAGTGGCCCAAGTATGTTATTTGATGTAATAAGTGCATTTTCTAACGACACCTTGTCAGATGTTGAAAAAAAGACTATGTTAAGAAAGTTGATACCTTTAAATAATTTTTGGTTATGGGATCAAGCATTTAGAGATTTATATAATGATGTGGTAATAGAATGACAATATCAAGTGCAAATAATACTCCAAGAGTAATTTACACAGCTACGGCAAGTCAAACAGTTTTTACAATACCATTTGAGTTTTTTGCTGTAACTGATGTTAAAGTATATGTTGGCTCTACTTTAGCTACATACAGTACAAACCCGACAACAACTACTCAATTTAGTATTCAAGCAACAACATCTCCATCAGATAGTGCTTATGAATATGGTTCAGGTGGTACACTTACATTTGGATCTGGACAAACTGCAGGTACAGTAATTACTGTATTAAGAAGAATAACAATAGAAAGAACAGTAGATTTTCCTACAAGTTCTAGTTTAGATATAACAAGTCTTAATACTGAACAAGATCAAGGTATTGCTATCTTTGGTGATCTTAATGATAAAATATCAAGAAGCATTACACAAAATGATTATGATGAAAGTGCAACACTTACATTACCTGCTAAAACAGATAGAGCAAGTAAAACTCTAGCGTTTGATTCAAGTGGTAATGTTATTGCTCAATCTGCTCAAGGGGTACAAACAGTAAATGTGGCTACAGGTGATGCAGGTACAAGTGCAACTTCAACATATGATGCTACTACAGGAGTTCTTAATTTAACTATACCTAGAGGTTCTGATGGTACACAAGGCCCTGCAGGTGCAGACGGATCAGATGGTATTTTCTTATCTATTGCTAGTCAATCTGAAGCACAAGCAGGTACAGAAAACACGAAAGGTATGACACCTCTTCGTACAAAAGAAGCAATTAGTGCACAGGTTGGTGCAATTTCTACTATAGCTAGTAAGTTTTTTGGTCTTAAAAAAACAGTAGATGGCACAGGTAGAACTATAGCAACACAAGAGCATACATTAGTGGGAGGATCAGAGAATCTAACGCTTTCTGATTATGATACATATTTCTTCGCAACAGGCTCAATTTTTATGAGTATTGACACTAGTGGACATTTGCTAATAAATATGCCATAAAGGAGGTAGAAAAATGGCAACAGTTGATTTAGGAAAAATAAAGTTTACTTGGAGAGGTGCATTCTCTACGAGTAATACATACGAAGCAGATGATGTAGTGTCGCATTCTGGTTCATCTTGGGTGTATGTAAATACTACATCTAAGACAGGAACAAATGCAGGAGCACCTTCCTCAACTAATACTACACATTGGAATGTAATGGCACAGGGTACAGGTACATTAACTACATCTGGTGATTTGCTTACACATAACGGATCGGTTGAACAACGAGTACCTATAGGTTCAACAGGACAAATTTTAAAAGCTAGTGGAACATCAATTACTTGGTCAAACTCTGATGCTTTTTATCAAGTAGATGTTTTAGGAAGTAATGTTCCTTTATATGCTAATACATTTAAAGCTACTACTGATACAGGCACAGATGGTAAAAGACCTTGGTTAGCACAATACAATGGTAAATCAGGTGCAAGTGCAGATTGGATTCCTTATGATGGTATGCCAAACCCTGAATGTGGCCCTGTAAAAAGAGCAAGACACGATATGCATAATGGCTATGCTACACTTTGTTATCTAAATGGTAACTACGAACCATTAATGAGAGGGTATAACTATTATAGTGCCGCACCTGTAGGTGCAGGTTCAGTAGATAATGTTGTACTTAAAAGTAAAATGTCTATGGAATTTGGTGGATTGAAGAGTGGAGAATACTTTGTTCGTATATGGGCAAAGGGTGGTTCTTCTTGGGCATTAACAAACAAAGGTAATATGTTTGTAACAGGAGAGAATGGTAGTGGTGAATTAGGATTAGGTGATACAGTAGATAGATACCAATGGGTTAAGAATCCATACTTTGGGCCAGATGCAACGAACAATAGTGTTACTTGTGAAATTGCTTGTATAGTGCCAAATTGGTTTGGAGGTTATCAATTTGAGTCAACTATTAGAGTGTTTGTTATTTTACACGACGGCAGAGTTATGGCATTTGGTCATAATGGTCAAGGACAATTAGGAGATGGTACAACTAATAATAGAAGTGTACCTACTGTAATCACAGGTATATCAAATGTTAAAATGATATCAGCAGGAATATATTGTACTTGGGTTGTAGATGGCAGTGGTAATTTATTTCATTGTGGTAATGATACTAATGGTGTAGGTGGTGGTACTGCTCGTCAATCTTTTGCACAACTTTCAGGAGTAAGTAATGTAGAACAAGCTGAATTGTATTGTTTAGGATATTATTCTTCAGCTGTATCAGCTACAGGTTATGTTATACAAGCAAATGGTGATTTATTTTCTATTGGCTATAATGGTAATGGTCAGTTAGGTATTGGTAATACAACCAACCAATCAGCGTTTCAACAAGTTGGAGGATCTGAAAACTTTAGTGCTGTAAATATTACAGGTAATCCATCAACAGCTTCTGCTGTGCTTTGGTTAGGTAATTCAGATTCAGGTAATGCAAATACCACAGATGGGCCGGGTGATATGTATCAACTTACTATAGCTACTAATACAGGTAATGGTTTTAGAATGGTTGGATATAACGCCCAAGGTGCTCAATTACAAGGCAATACAACAGCTACTACAGGTGTTAATATACCTTCTACTGCTACATATGATACTTATCAACATTATACAGTTAACTCAAGTGCTGATGGTACTATTAGTAAAACTGCACTAGTATTCCCATCAACGACAATGAAAGCGTGTTTTGGAATGAGAACGAGTGGGTATAATGCTCCGGGTTGGTATGGTTTAGATACACAAGGTCGTTTATGGTTGTGGGGATATCATTCTACTGCACACCCATATCAAGCTACAACAAGTGCTACAAATTATTATGGTGCATTCCTATATCCTTCGCCTTGGAATCATACAGAATCATCAGGGTCTAGCTATATAGGTAATACTGATATTGCAATAGAAGATTTTATATCAATAGGTCATTACTATAGTGGTTATTGGTCGCATTATGTTCGTACATCTGATGGAACAATATATGGCTATGGTAATAACTATTATTTCAATTTAGGATCAACTGTTAATACTAATTATTATGGTTGGCACAGACTTAGACCATAGGAGAATGTTATGAAATTATATCACACAACAGAAAAAATGATTGATGTCAAACACCCTGAATCAATGAAATCATCTGAGGATTGGACAGATAAACAAACAGAAAATTCTTGGCATCAAAAACAAATTTGGTGGTGGGGTGAAATAGATGGGAAAACTTATGTATCTATGTCAGATGGATATAAGACTAGCTACAATGGTGCTAATGAAACTAACTTTACCAAGTCTAATGCTACCGGAGTCAAAGCTGTAAAAGCAAAATGGACTAACATTACTGAAGATCAGCAAGCATTTTTTCTGGACATCTCATAGATGGACACTCGTTCTCTCAAAGCAATAGCTTCTGAGATGGAAGCTCACGAGCGTGAATGTGTTGTGTATAGAGATATGACAAAGAGTGCAATTAAAGGATTAGAATATCGTATTAAAAGGCTTGAACTATTGATCTGGGGTTCATCAGCTACTATTATAGGAGTAATGGTAACTGTTATAGTGAGTCTATTACAATGGAAGATATAAAATTAACTTACAAAGTTATTCGTAATAAAAAGAAATCCTTTACTGTTCTTATTATAGCTAATTATTTTGAATCAAAGGAAGATGCTATTGAGTTTATAGAAGCGTCTTGCTTTGAGAATGATGACTTTGTTTATCAAAGGTTGCACTAATGATTGATCCAATCTCAGCATTTGCCGCAGTTAAAACTGCACACTCAGTAATTATGCAAGGTATTAAAGTAGGTAAAGACTTATCTACTATGTCAGGATATATATCAAAATGGGCAATAGGTGAAGCAAACCTTGATATTAAGGCAGAGAAAAAAGGTAGTAGTATATTCGGCAAGTTTAGTAGTGTGGAAGCTGAAGCTATAGAAGCACATCTTCGTAAAGAAGAACTTAGAAATATGAGAAATGAATTGCGAGAAATCTTCTTGCTTTATGGATCAGCAGGTCAATGGGAAAGGTTGCAGGCAGAAATTGCATCTGTTCGTGCAAAGAAAAAGAAACAATTAAGAGATATGAGAGATGCACAAGAGAGAAGAAAAACTTTAATAATAAGTGTAGTAGCTATTGCAGGTCTATTAGTTTTCATTTATTATGAGTTAAAGATACTAGGTATTATATGATTGAAGTTAACTTTGAAGATTTAGACACAATGGCTAGAACAATGTGGGGAGAATGTCGTGGCTGTGATACTGATGGTCAGATTGGTGTAGCTAATGTTATTAATAATAGAGTCAATGCTCGTAGATGGTATGGCAACACACCAAAAGAAGTCTGTTTAAAAGAATGGCAGTTTAGTTGTTGGAACGAAGGCGATCCTAATAGAGAAAAAATGCAAGAGTTGAGTATGGTTGACCCTATATATATTAAAATGTTGGGTATAGCTTTTCTTGTTGTGTCTGGTAAGATTGCTGACAATACACAAAACTCTACTCATTACCATACAAAAGCTGTCAAGCCTAAATGGTCATATGATGTACAACCTGTTTGCGAATATGGTGAGCATCTATTTTATAATAATGTTATATAGGAGATAGAATGTTACCTTTACTTGCACCCATAGCAAAATCAATATTCTCTACTGTAGATAAAGTAATTACATCTAAAGCAGAAAAAGAAAAAATTAAAGCTGAGTTACAGCATAAAATTATTACAGGCGATCTAAAAGAAATAGAGGCCGCCGCTACTGTAATACAATTAGAAGCACAAGGTACTTGGTTGCAAAGAAGTTGGCGTCCTATAATGATGTTACTCTTTGCAGGATTAATGGTAGCACATTGGTTTGGATTTACAGCACCAAACATTCCTGAGTCCGTGCAAAATTCACTACTAGATATTATAATGATTGGTGTTGGTGGTTATACTGTCGGGCGTAGTGCTGAGAAAATTGGACAACAATGGCAAAACAAAAACAAAAAACAATAATAGATTACTTGGAGGCAAAAATGACAGGCATAGAGAAGGCTAGAAAGGTATGTGGCAAGGTTTGGGGTAAGATTATACTTCAAATTGCAAAGTACCCTCTGTACTCAGCTATAGGCGTTGTAGGACTAATTCTACTTTTATTCTACCTATAAGCTAATCATCTTCTAAATAATGTCGGTAATGATACCGATATTCTAGTGGTACAACTATAATTTTTCCTTTGTGATCTAAGATTGGTACTCCATCTTTGTCAACTATTTCACCTTCATCATTAATCTTGTGTTTCATTGCTTTGTTTTAATATATCTATAAATAAAGGCAAGTCTAAACATACCATTGTTGTGCCGTGATCTCTGTGCAGGCACAGTAAGTCAGCACCAGACTTCCATCTTTCTAGCGTTTTAAATCCTGCGCCGTCTTTTCTTGCCTTTACCTCTACACTTAACTTGTGCCAAGGTTCTTGTCTTATTTCTATATCGTAAGGGAAATCTGGTATCGCTCCGCTCATTGGTTGTCGTCTTGCTTTGATTCCATTTTTAACAAACTCCTTAACAAGTTTAGCTTCTACTCTATACCCTTTGCTCTTACTAAATTTACCCATCATTTCTCTCCGTGTCTGATGGCAAATCATCAATGTGCGAATCTGCTCCCACCATATCTTCTTCTGTAGGTACACCCCATATCCTTGCTAACTTGTCTATTGTTTCTCTACCACTTTGAGATAATCTGTCGTGATCCCAATACAACTCTGCAATTAACTGTTGAGTTCTTTCTTGTTTTAATTTTGTTATTGGTTCTATTTTGCTAATCATTTTATCTCCAAGTTTCTGGCACCAACACCTTTAATTAATTTGTCTTTCTTTACCAACTGCATACAAATTTTGTGTGCTTGTGAAGGTGAGGCAAAGGTAAGCTGTTCAGCAATCTCCTTATACGAAGGACTAAATCCATACATCATCAAAAAATCTTCTACAAACTTTAAGACTCGTGCTTCATTTCTTGTCATAATTATATATCCTTTTATCTATTCTAAAGTCTTTAACTCTAGTACATTTCATTGCTACAATATCTAATGGAGTGTGTAGGTACTGCTCCTGCACACTCCACCAAGTAAAGATATCGCACTTGTGTTGCAATGGCAGAGCATACTTAACATATAGTTGTCCGTCAAATGCAATCCACAAAGTTACAATAATGTTTTTAAACATTACAATGGAATGTCGTCATCAATGATTTCACCTATGTCAGCCATTGGTTTTGGCTGTTCTGTAGGTGCAGACATTGGCACACCATCAGACTTAGAATCCATCAACTTCATTTCTGAGTTGAATCTATCTAAATGAATCTCGGCTTTTATTCTCTCTTCACCAGATTCGGTCTGCCATTTCCTGTATGTAAGTCTACCCTCCAATAAAACTCTGCTTCCTTTCTTAGTATATTTAGCTAAGATGTCTGCTATTTTATCGTCCCAAACGACACACTTGTGCCATTCAGTTTCTTTTTCGCCTTTCACTACTCTGTTTGTAGCTACAGACAATAAGGCATAGTTGGAGCCTGCCCCCGTTTGTTTGATTTCGGGGTCAGCACCAAGATTACCTATGATTTGAATCTTGTTATACACTTTGTAGTTCCTTTCGTTTAGATTCATATTTAGCTACTGCCATTTGATACAATCCCGGATTGGACTTCTTGGCTTTAGCTATGTTTACTTTAGCCATTTCATAATATCCTGTAGCTTGTTTTACTGTTTTGCTACCTTCAATATTAGTAAGAAATGTTTTGATAGCGTCATCATCTGCAGATCCAATCTTTTGGTCTGTAGTATCAAACTCATCTTCTGAATACACAAAGCCGTGCAATCCAACAAGTTTGAGAATGGCTCTATCTACTGCTCTCTTTTCAGCCATTGCATATGGATAAGCAACCTTACTATTTTTAGGACTAGCTTCTCCGTAGGTAATGACTTTCATCTTGTCATTGTGAGCATAGCATTTAACTACTGCTATACCTTGTGCAGAATTAGTTTCTACTTCTACAATGTCATCAATAACAATACCTGCTTTAGCTCCAACAAGTTCGCAATATTTATGCAACATAATTAGTGTTGCTTTGCCACCTCGTTTGAGTTCCCACAAAGCGTGTTCGGGTTTAAGATCATACTCTGCAAGTATTTTCTTTACCCTTGGTTCTATATTAGCCATCATATTAACCTCCTTTGTTTTCTTTGATGGTTAGGTGTCCTGCTTTTGTTCTTGATATCTTGATACCACCACCTTCAGCAAGACGACAGTTGGCAGGTATTAGTTCTTTCAATACCTTACCAACTGCTCGGTGTTGATCGTATGGAATTTTCGTTTCACGCCAAGTATGTGCATTAGCTACAAACTCGTTGTTCTTCTCCATATCTATACGAATCATCTCGTTTACTTTTATGTTGTCTGTATAATCGTGTACTATTTTTTCTGCTTTTATATTCTCTGGTTCTTTGTCTGTCAGTATGTGTTGCTTCCAAAAGGTATCTTCCATTTCGTAAAGCATCTTAATGTATTCATTGTCATATTGTATTTCACACCACTCGTATCTCATATTACCAAAAATTACTGAGAGGTACGCTCTATCCATCATTGCAACTTGCATATAATGTTGTAGCTGAGGCATATATTTTCGTATAACATTTTCTAAAGTGTTGTTGGCATTGGTATGCTTACACTCTAGGACACAAAATTTGTCACTAACATTTGCTATACCATCAAGACTAGCGTGCCGGAATCCATCTGTGAAATCGTGTTGCACCCTATGTGATAATAGTTTATGTCCTGTTTCCTGCCAAAACCAATGCTTGTTAAGTTTTTCTGTAACAATGCCGATCTGAACAGGTAACACCCGATCCAAGTTAGCAGGTTCTTGACGCCCTGTCTTTTCTAGCCAGAGTGTGTGCCAATCACCTTCCATAATGCGAATTGCATCTGAACCACCAAGTGTTTTAGGTCGTTCTACTTTTTTCTTTGGTTGCATATTATACTCCTTTCGTATTTAGTTTATAGCACTTTTGTACTATGTTTGCAAACTTTTTTGTCTTTAAATATGTATTTTCTATGAACAACATTCCGTGTTCAAATGGTGGTTCATAGATTGCAAGAAAGTCTGCAGGTACAGGCAACCTCCTGTACTTGTAAGTCTTAATTAGTTCTATTGTATATTGTTCTATAATGCATCTTGGATATTTAGCTAATATATCTTTGTATATTTTTAAACCAAGTTCATTAGGTACATCACACCCAAATGTAGAGGCACACATTTCTATTGCCGTGCCTACATACTTGGGGTCAGCAGGTTTCATATAATCTCTACAATCTAATAAGACATTGTTTAGATTATGTAAATTTAATACTGCTTCTTTTTCTGTACCTATATACTCTTCAACCTTGTCGTTTTTTATCGCCAATAGCAAAGACATTATGTATTCGTTCACGGCGCTCTTCAATACCTGCGGCGGTCTGAGTTGTATTGGTCGTGAATTTTTTGGCACGGAGTAACCAAGATCGGAAAGCATATTGCCAATCTGATTTAGTTGTTCCACTTGCCCGATAATGGTTGATAAAGATTTTAAGTTCGTTGTCATAATTATACCTTTCACCAAACTCTTCTACGATCCATTGCTTAGTGTCAAAGCTAGGTGTAAATCCCTTTGGTATGTGTGTTAAGTGAACATTGAGAATGATATTAAAACCAAGAACCTGACACCAATTAAAAAAATTTATAGTGCTTGGTTGTTTCTTACCACATTCCCATAGTGATACAAGACTATCCGACACACCAAGCATCTCTGATACTGCTTGAGATGATAAACCTAGATGTTGTCGGCGTTCTTGCAAATCTTTAATTGCATATTTATACATAAGGACTTATCAGAATTTCACATTCGGAATATGATAAATCATCTGCACAACTTTGTCTAACTTCAAGGAACTTTGTGTTCTTAAACTTAGGTAAAGACAGCAATAGTCTTGCATAAAAAGGTTTGTGATTGTTATTTATTTTAAATTTCTTATCAGTAGTATCTACCATTGTTTCCCAACGAACACGATTGATAAGCATTTCACTTGATAATCTTTTATGTCCAAGATGAACCATATCTGTAGCAAACGATAGGTACAGATCCCATACTCTTGGGTTGTCTAAATGGAAATCAATGAACTCGCAAGTGTTTGGCGACTTACCAAACTTTAAAGTCTTGCGATCAAACTTTAAGTTAACATTATATTTATCCATAATATACTCCTTTGTTTTAATGGATTAATGGTGGGCAGTAGTTAACGGAGACGAACCCTCTACTGCCCATAATAGTGGGCGTTTGCTCATAATTAGGTACGCCCAAACCTAATCAAAACAGGGGACACAAAATTTAGTAAAAATTAACCCTGCATTTGATACTATAAATATTCAGACCAAAATTCATTCCACATTTCTAATGTTATGGCATTAAATTCTTCGTCGTGTTTAAGTGATGGCTCAATAGAACCTTCTGCTCTTGCATTCGGAAAAAGTGGTGATGACATTATAGTTGGTTTGAATGGTCGTACTGCATACCGGAACTCCTGAATAGTTTCAGACTCTCCAAGTCTTGCAACGACTTCATCAAAGATTTGATCTTCTCGCATAATATATCCCTTTCGTACTACTATTATACTATTTATATT